GACATCCACATCGTGAACTGGATACGCTGCGGGCTGGTGATCGGCTCCGCAAACCGAATCATAATGTTGGCGGTCTTGGACAGGTCCAGGGAAGAGGCGAGCGTTTTCCTCGCCACCAGTACCCCGCCGTTCGTGTCTTGGTCGAACAGCAATCCGCCCGTAGATGCGTCCGGCCAGGTCGGTTGCGTCGCATCGTAGCTGACCGTTCCAGTCCCGCCTGACTTCGCCCAGCCCGTCGAGAGATCGTCCAGCACGGAACCGGAAATCGCGTAGTTCTGCGCCAGCGCCGCCGCTTCGGCCAGGTACTCCCCAAGCAGGCCCGCCCGTTCAATCAAGGCCCACGGCACCTGTTGCGCGAGCGCCACGAGGCCCACCTTGCCCGCCAGCTTGAAGAGGTCGCGCCGGTTCATCGATAACTCACTTGGCAGAACAGGTCCGCCGTGGTGGTGACATCGAAGTACAGCCCCACCGAAAACGGCACATCGAACTCAATCGTAAAGGGGAGATAGGCCACGGCCAGCACGTCGAAATCGAGCAGCACATTGCCAGCGCCGGCCGCCGTGCTGTCGAGCAGCTTGATATTCCCCGCCGTCGCCGCCGCGTCGCTCCAGCAGGTAATGCGCTTCAAAAACCCAGGCGCGTTTTTAATGGCCGTATCGGCGGACATCTTCGAGGTCGTGCCCCCGGTCGGCAGGTTGGTAAAGCGCGACTCCACCTTCTGCACATCGTTGGTGACATCCTCGCCGGCATCGGTCGTCGCTTTCGTGACCTTCGCCGCATCGCCTACGCCACCCAGCGGCGTCACCCCGCCACCGGACTGCTTCAAGGAAATCTGTTCAGCCGAGGCAAACGGCACCCCTCCCATCAGGAGGAGCGCCGCCACCAGCAGCCATGTCGAAAGATTCTTCTTCATGGTGCGTCCTTTGGTTAGTCGGCCTTCTTGCGACCGTCCAGCTTCGACTTATCTTTCTTGCGGCCCTTTTCTTCCTCTTCTTCCGCCGCCGCACGAGCTTCTTCTTCGCCGACATGGTCATCGAGGACTTCCATTGAGCGCTGACTGACCAGTTTCATGTTGTCGACATAGAACACTTCGCCCGGTTCACGCCGCTGCATCCCATCGAACAGGGTTTCCTTCGCTTTAACTTTGACCATCGGCTCACTCCGTTTCGTTCAGAGGTTAATAGGTATAGGCAATGGGCCCTTTGTCCGCCGTGAAGGTCGTCGGCACCGTCAAATCGCCCACCGTGCCGAACGTGCCGGTCGCCGACTTCGCTGTCAGCATTTGCGCCGCACCGACCGCCGTCGGCACCGTTCGCAGTCGCGCCGTCCCGCCGTTCATCGTCACAGACAGGTAGTACTTCTGAGGCCCAATCACTTCGACCGGCGCCGTGAAGGGGATTTCCTGGTAGGTCGCCAACGTGCCCACCGTCACTCCCGCGAGATCTGAATTCGCGAGCAGTTTGCCGTCGGCGTCATGCAGTTCCACGATCGCCTTGTCCGTTCCTCCAACCGTTCCGATCAAGTACCCGATTCCGGTCATGATCATGTTGTAGGGCACGAAAATTTCACAGGTGAACCGCGTCCCGGATACCGGCGTGGTGTCCGTTCCACCAGTCAGCGATGTCACCGCCGGCCAGGTCAGCCACTTGGTCGACCCGCCAGCCACGATCGGCTGCACCCCGCCGACCATCCAGCGCAATCGGCCCGCGACCCGAGAGAACAATGATGTTTTGAGCGGCATAGCCACACTCCCTTATGTCTGAGCCGCCGCGAGGCCTGCGCCCCGCAGCGGCCCCGGTCGTTACACCGTGATCGTGTAGTTCTTCGCGTAGGGTTTGAAATTCTGGAAATGGCTCACCGGGATCAGGTGCGCGGACACCGTCACGCCCGTGGTCCCGGAGACATTGTTGAATTTCAGCCCGACATACCGCTTAGTCACTGACCCTTGCGGAATTGGCACCGCGAACGTGTAGCCCGCAGCCAGCGTGGCTTCCGCCGGGAAGACAGACGCCAGAATGTCCGGAGACGACAAGTCGGCATTCGCCGACTGAATCGCCTGGAATTCGTAGGCCCCGCCGCCGGTCGCCGCCACTTCCACGTTCACCGCAATGCACATCGGCTCACCGGAGCCGATGTCGTTCTTCGGCGTCGGATTCCCGCAATCAATCGTGTTTGTCGACACGGCGTCGATGGTGAACGCCTGCGAGTCCGACAGTTGGTTCTGTTTATCGAGAATCATGGTCGAGTCCTTTCGTTGTACTGGTCCTAGTACTAGCTCAACGCGCCAACTTAGACGACGCGCGCTTCGGTCTCCAGGATGGAGTCGACAATCCGGATCGGAATGCCACGGAACGAGTAGACCCGCTTCCCGTCCACATTGTCGTAGGTGATGCCTCCACCAACCTGCACCGCATCGAATCGCTGCACGTCGAGCGCGGCAAACACGCTCCGGTTCATATAGAAGACCGGTTTCCCGAGTCCCTGCGTCGGCGGCACATGCGTCGCCGTCGCCATGAGCTTCAGCAGGTCCGCCGCGGAGACTTGCGCGACCATGTTCGACACATCGATGTTCGCGATCCGAACCACGTACCGCCAGTCCTTGAGCGCAATCCCGGCCTTCCACTGCCAGCGCTCTTGATACGCGCGCATGCGCTCCGTCCCGAGTCCCGTCGACCCCTGTACGGTCTGCAGGCCATAATCGTTATGCTGAATCCCGGCCTTGCTGCCCTTCGGCACCAGACCAAAGACCGTGTTCTCACCCCAGTACACGAGCCAGATCGAGGTATTGTCGGTACTGGTTCCGCCGCCATCGATCACGTTCGCCCCGTTGGTCGCGCCGGACTTGGTCGCATACCGCGGTGCCAGCCCCATGAACTCTTCAGGCGCCGTTCCGCTGTTCCCGTAGATTAAGGTCTGTTGCATTTCCTGGTTCATCGCCTCCAGGAACGCCATGCCTTCGGACAGCCGGTTCGCATTGATATCGCCACCCAGCTTCGCCACTTCCTCTTCAACCTCTGACCAGGCCTCGAGGATGCCGGTCTTCTCTTCGATTTGTGCCGTGGTGGACTTGCTCGGCGTCACACCCTGGTTCAGTAAGCGCCACGTCACCGACGGGAGCCCGGTCCGGACCGTAATCCGGTGCCCGGTATCCTGGTTCCCTTCACGCCACACCATGTCGGCCAGCATCTCGTTCGATTGCGCCAACAGTTCGACAATGGACGTGGTCCGTTTGCCGTTCGGATCGGTCCGCTTCGCCAGATCCAGGAGGCTCATTACCGTTGTATTGATGGTCGTCATCGTCTATCCCTTTCGCTCAGTCCCCGCCGTACAGCACGTCCGCAATCCGCTGCTCTTTGCGCGCGGCCGGCCCTCCGGACTGCCGCGCCGTCGACACAGTCGGCACGTCTTTCCCGACGGGTTGCTGTTCCAGTTGTTTTTTGAATTCCGCGAAGAGTTTCGGCTTCGCGGCTTCCAGAATCTTTTCTTCCCACTTGCGCGGGTCTTCGCCGAATTTCTCCATGAACGCTTCACGCGCCAGGATCCGCATCGCCGCGACCGGCGGTTGCGGATGCTCGGAGACCTCGACCAGCAGATGCTTTTTCTCTGGCCGACTTGTCAGCGCCACCCATGGCGCATCCTTGCCGCCGAAGATCGCCTGCTCGACTTCCTCCGACCCGAAGTCCTGATCCGCAATTGCTCGCGACGCCTCCACCCGGGCTTCGAACGCGAGTTTTTTCCGAATCTGCTCGTCGGACGGCTTCGGCGGCTCCTTCCAGGTGCCTTCGATCCGCGCTTTCAACTCCTCGATCTGTGCCGTTTGATCCTCGAGCTTGCGCTCGAGCTCGGCCTTCTCCTTCCCCAATCGACGCGCCGCGGCCGTCTGCGCCTTCAGCTGCTCGTCTTTCGGGTCAGGCTTCTCCTCCGTCTTCCCTTCAGCCTTCGCCACAGGCTCTTGTTTGGCATCCGCCGGGGGAGTCGCATCGGCCTTGTTGGCCGGAGCGAGGTCCGTGTCCTGCTTCTGCGCGGGCTCGGTCGTCGACACCACAGACGTGTCCGCGGACTTGTCGGGTTCCGTGGCGTAGAGCACGTCGGCAATCGACGGCTCGACGGGGGAATCCGTCTTCGCGGGGGTCTGTTCCACAACAGTACTCATGCAGCTTCTCCTTGAGATTCAGGTTGTTCCGGCGCCCCACCTTGGGGCTTGCCTTTGTCGCGAATCTTTTGCATCTCCATCCGGCCCTGCACCGCTGTCTGTAACGCCTGGAAATCGATCTTCCCGCGCTCCACCTGGCCTCGCGTGCCTTCCTTAACT